CGGAAGAGCCTTTTGGCTCTTCCATTTATGTTTTATTGATTTTATTATTAATTTTAAAGAAATATGGCCGATACAAATAAATTTTCACTTTTCGGATTTACAATCTCGCGTGATAAAAAAGAGCAAGAGGACTTTGCTCAGCAATCGTTTGCGCCTCCGGCCGCAGATGATGGCGCATTAACTATTTCTTCAGCTGCATATTATGGTACATATGTTGACTTGGACGGTACTGCAAAAAATGAAGTAGAATTAATTTCCAGATACCGTGAAATGTCAATGCAACCAGAAATTGAATCTGCAATCGATGACATAGTTAATGAAGCCATTGTACAAGACGACGACGGTAAAATTATTAATATTATCTTAGACAATCTAAAACAACCAGAAAAAATTAAAAAAGCTTTGAGAGAAGAGTTTCATACAATTTTAAAATTGATGAACTACAACAACATGGCTCACGATATCTTCCGCAGATATTATATTGATGGTAGAATGTATTATCACATAATCATCGACAAAACAAATCCTGCTGAAGGTATTAAAGAATTGCGTTATATTGATCCTCGAAAAATACGCAAAGTTCGTGAAATCAAAAAACAAAAAGATGAGAGAACTGGTGCAGAGGTGATGACAACAGTCAATGAGTATTACCTTTACAATGACAAGGTTGTTACCGGAAGTTCTTCCAACTATGGTCCAGTCGGTGTTAGAATCACGACAGACTCTATCATCTCAGTAGTCTCGGGCCTAATGGATTCACGGCGTGCAGTGGTATTAAGTTATCTGCATAAAGCAATTAAACCTTTAAACCAGTTGCGAATGATTGAAGACGCAACAGTTATTTACCGCATCTCAAGAGCACCAGAACGCCGTATCTTCTACATCGACGTAGGCAACTTGCCAAAGTTAAAGGCAGAACAATATCTGCGTGACATTATGGTCAAATACAAGAACAAACTTGTATATGATGCAAACACTGGTGAAATTCGTGATGACAGAAAGTTCTTATCAATGATGGAAGACTTCTGGTTGCCACGCAGAGAAGGCGGCAAAGGCACAGAAATCACTACACTGCCTGGTGGTCAAAACCTGGGTGAATTGGAAGATGTTAAATACTTTCAAAAGAAGTTGTATGGCGCATTGAGTGTTCCAGTTTCTAGATTAGAAACAAATCAAACTTTCTCTTTGGGTCGTTCATCAGAAATTACGAGAGATGAAATTAAATTTTCTAAGTTTGTTGCTCGTATGCGTAACAAGTTTTCGGATGTTTTTGATCAAGCAATGCGTGTGCAATGTGTACTTAAAGGAATTTGTAGTGCAGAAGAATGGGACACATTCAAAGAAAGTATCTATTTTGACTTTATACAGGACAACAACTTCACTGAACTCAAAGACGCAGAATTAATGAGAGAAAGACTTTCATTATTGTCTTCTGTAGATCCTTATACTGGTCGTTATTTCTCACAAAAATGGATTCAACAGAATGTGTTGCGCCTAACTGATGATGAGATTGAAGATATGCAGAAACAAATCGATCTTGAAAAAGAACAAGGTTTAGGTTTACCAGTTGAGGTAACAAACTCTGTTGCACAGCAACAAATGTCTGGAGACATTCAGACTCAGCAACAGTTGCAAATGGCTCAAGGTCAGGCTGAGATACAGCAAGATATGCAAGCGCAACAACCTGAACAACAAGCACCGGCGATCAATAGTTCAAGCGACAAAAAGAAACAAACAAATTCTAGATCCGACTTGAGTTTGGAAAATGCCACATTCACTAAATTGAAACGTATATTATAAGGAGAAGACCATGAACGAAGTAACAAGAACTATAGTTGATTTTGCAGATGAAGGTGACGCAAAGAATATGCGTGATGCATTGTATTCTGCCATTCAAGATAGAGTAATGGCACATATCGATTCACACAAACAAACTATTGCAAAAACATTAATTGCACCAAAAGAGTCAGAAGATTCGGAAGATGCCGTTGAAAACGCTTAAATACCTAAAATAATTTCAGGGATAAAAAATGGCTAACAAATATTCTTATCAAGTCCTAAAAGATGACACACAATTTGCAGTTATTAAATTGACAGCGGAATTCGATGGGTCTGGACAAGAAAACAATACCGCAAGAATTGCTGCAAACACACTTTATGGTGCTCTAGCAACAAATGGTTATTTGGTTGCAAATTCTCAAGGCGGTTCAGCAAATACAACCTTATCATATTACGGTTTAAATGTTAATCGTGTATGGTATGATACATATACTGGAACAGGAGATGTTCAAATATATTGGTCAAACACCGCGAGTGCATTAGCAAATGCAGGTGTTCCAATTATGTTCTTGCAAGGTAATGGTGAATATGATGCAGGTGGCAATTGGATTACTATCAGAAATACCGATAAAACAGCGTTCAACAATGGAGACATTGGTATAGTAACAAGAGGTCAAGTCGCAAACTCAACTTACACTATCATTCTTGAACTACGTAAAGAAAACGAATACTACCAGCGCGGCCAGTTCAATGATCCAGCAGCATTCAATTACTATCCTTACGATATTACACCAAGATAAGGCAGAAAATGAAACTCATTAAAGAAATAGTGGAGTCTGTAAATTATTTAACAGAAGAAAAAGATGGAAAGAAAACCCTTTTCATTGAGGGTCCTTTCCTTGTTTCTGAAAAAACAAATAAAAATGGACGTATGTATAAAGAAGAAACAATGCGTAAAGAAGTTTCTCGTTATACAGAAGAATACATCAATAAAAATCGTGCCTTTGGTGAACTGGGACATCCAGATACACCTTCAATTAACCTCGACCGCGTTTCTCACTTAATCGTGGGTTTACGCCAAGAAGGTAATGATTGGATAGGCAAAGCTAAAATTCTTGAAACACCAATGGGCAACATTGCAAAGAATCTTATTGAAGGTGGCGCACAGTTAGGTGTGTCATCACGCGGTATGGGTTCTTTGAAAGCTGTCAATGGTATCAATATAGTTCAAGACGACTTTCATCTGGCCACAGCGGCAGATATTGTAGCAGATCCTTCTGCGCCTGGAGCTTTTGTTCAAGGCATTATGGAAGGTAAAGAATGGGTGTATGTTAACGGTATTTGGACTGAACAACATATCGAAGCTTCTCAGAAGTTAATTCAAAAAGCTTCTCGTAAAGATATCGAAAAAGTAAGTTTACAAATATTTGAAAACTTCATCAAAAAACTTTAATTATAAATATCCAATATAAAATCAAGGAGATTCTCAAAATGGGAAAATTTAATCTGACAGAAGCCGCTAAAGACATTTTGCAAGGCAACGTATCTGCAAAACACGGTGGCCAAGACGCACCACAAAAATTAAATCCTGCTGTTGCTTATGGCACAAAGGATGCTGGTGAAGTTGCTGGTGTTGCCGACAAGCAAGACGACGACAAACCAGATTATACAAAGGGCACACCAAGTGCTACACCTCCTGGTGCAACACCACCTGTTGGTGCACAACCTGGTGGCAAGTTATCTGGTCCAGCAGATTCGGAAGGTCGTAAAGACTTGGCGCATACTGTACAAGCTGACGCAACAGAATACGCTTCAATCCGTGACCGCGTTAAGGCTCGTTTAGCCGCACAAACAATGCAGTCAAATCCTGGCGCAGTATTCCATGCAGTTCCAGAAGAAACTGAAGTCGATTCAGAAGTCATTGCAGAAGCTGAACATGAGAAAGAAAAAGAAGGTCATGAGGACGAAGCTCAAGACAAAGCAATGATCAAGAAGATGATGAAGAAACAAAAAATGAAAGAAGACATGGACGCTGACGTTGATGCACTTCTTTCTGGTGAAAATCTCTCTGAAGAATTCAAAGAGAAAGCACAAACAATATTTGAAGCTGCCGTCATTTCACGTTCACATGCAATCGTGGAAGAAGTTGAAGAAGCTCTGTACGAAGAGTTCGAACTGGCTGTTGAAGAAGTCAAAGAAGAACTGGCAACTAAGCTAGACGACTACATCAACTACATGGCAGAAGAGTGGGTCAAAGAGAACCAACTGGCAATCGAAAAAGGTCTTCGTGCCGAAATCGTTGAAGATTTCATCCGTGGATTACATGACCTGTTCAAAGAACACTACATCGATATTCCTGAAGAAAAAGTGGATGTTGTCGAAGAACTGACAAACAAAGTTGAAGAACTTGAAGCCACAATCAACGAACAGATTGAATCTGCTGTTGAGATGAAGAAGGAATTGAACGAACACAAAAAGAATGAGGCTATACATGCAGTATGTGAGGGCCTAACGCAGACTCAAGTGGAAAAAATGAGACAACTCGCAGAGAGTGTTGATTTCACCACTGACGAAGAATTTGCAGACAAACTGGTTACATTGAGAGAATCATATTTCAATGCATCAGTTAAACCTGCGGTCAGTTCTGCTCTGAACGAAGCAGTGGAGATCGAGGAAGAGAAGAAGGAACAACCTTCTGCTGATCCAATGATCAACATTTATGCAAAAACAATCTCAAAAACATTGGCTAAATAAATAAAATTTACCAATATTAGAAACTCACAAGGAGAAATCAATGTTTCTATCTGAAGAATTACAAAAGAAATGGACACCTGTTCTGGAACACCCAGAATTAGAGAAAATCACAGATCCATACAAAAAGGCCGTTACTGCTGTAGTGTTAGAAAACCAACAGCAAGCAATGAAGGAATCTGCACAGCAGTTAAATGAAACAACATACTCAGCTACGCCAACAAACGTAACTGGTGGTGTTTCAAACTATGACCCAATCTTAATCAGCTTGGTTCGTCGTGCTCTGCCTAACCTGATTGCTTATGACGTTGCTGGCGTTCAGCCAATGACCGGTCCTACAGGACTGATCTTTGCAATGCGTGCTCGTTACGATGCACAGACAGGCAGCCCAAGCAATACAAACGAAGCCTTCTTCAACGAAGCCAACACCATCTTCTCTGGTGCTGGTTCTTCTACTAACCTGTACGGCTTCCGTGGTAACAACACAACAGACGTTAGAACAAACTCTGTTGCAGACTTCACCGCTAACAGTTACACAACTGGTATCGGCATGACAACATCACGTGCAGAAGGTCTGGGCGCAGACACTGACACAGGTATGTTCAACCAGATGGCATTCAGCATCGAGAAGGTAACTGTTACCGCTCAATCTCGCGCTCTGAAGGCTGAGTATTCTCTGGAACTGGCACAAGACCTGAAAGCAGTTCATGGTCTGGATGCTGAAACAGAACTGTCTAACATTCTGTCCACAGAAATTCTGGCTGAAATCAACCGTGAAGTTATCCGTACAATCTACACATGCGCTGTTGGCGGTGCTCAGTACGGCACAACAACCGCTGGTGTATTCG